TCTGCGTAACAAACTCTGTGTCTTTCTGCTATGCCATCGCCATCTAAATCAGCACGAACATAACATTCATAGTATTCAACTACTTCCATACTTTCATTTTCAGAATCAGTAGTTGCAAATGGTTCTTCACCAGAGTCATATCTTGCTATTCTTTCTGGAGTAAAATCTAACGTATCACCAGTAGATAATTCTGCTACCATTTCTGGGTCGTAACCCATAGCGACTAAATCTGATCTTGTTACTAAACTTCTTTGTGCAACAAACTCTGCATCTTCTATGTTAGTAGCTCTTTTATCAATTAAAAATTCTTCTGGAGCAATTGACTCTACTTTTATTTTTGAATAATCTTTGGTACGTTTACATTTAACATTGTAGTAAACATTTATAATCGGTGGCACATCCATCATCATAGGCATACCCATTTCATCCATTACAGGTTGCCCGGTCAAAGGGTCAACTGCTGGTTGTGGTTCTTGCTCTATAACTTCTTCTACTGATTCTTGTTCTACTATTTCTATTTCTTCGTCTTGCATTAACATTGCAAGTTCATCTTCTGTTAGGTTGTCATATTTTTCTTTGGTTACATCTTTCTTGTCATCCCAATATGCTTTTAATACACCTACTTTTTGGCATAACGCATCCCAGAACATATCATGTAATAACTCAACACCATTATTGTCTTTATAAAATATATGATTTACATAATGTGTTGCTTGTTCTGCTAATTCACCATCACCTTCATTTACCGGCTCGAACACAACAGCGTTTTTAGATTGGGTAAAGACCTTCATAAGTTGAGGCAAAGCACCATCAACAGCTTCTGCTACTTCAGCAGTTACTATTTGACTACGGCCCTCTACTTCATTGCCATAAGGTTCTCTCATGTAATATTCTAGAGCTCTTTGTCTTTCTAAAGAGGTATCCGTAGATACATAGCCTAAAGAATCATCAATATGAGAGCCAACAATATTAACTAACTCTCGACTTTCATCTGAATCTTTATCCATCATTTTTTTATCATATGCCATTTAAACTATCCATTGTTTATTAATCTCTAGTGGTTTATCCCATCCGTCATCGGTTTCGTTTAGGCCTACTGCTAAATATCTAAATGAGTCAGCAGCATGACTGGTAAAATCATGCACAGGCTTATCAAAAAATACATCTCGTTTTTCATCATATTGTCTACGATAATTTCTTAATAGATCAACTGCATCTTTTACTTTAGTATGAAACCAACAACGTGGCAGTATTCTTCTAACGGCTTGTATGCCATCATCTACATTTAATTTAGGTACGACCCTACAATTTAATCCAGCTTCTTCTAAAAACTCTAACCTAGACTTGCCAGTTCCTAGTTCTCTTACTTGTATATCATGAGGGAGTAGCTGTTCTGCTGTATCGTATCGGTTATCCCTCAACCAATTAATATAATAATCTAATCCCTGTCCATGATTCTCTAAAAAATCTATGATGTGTATTTCTTGTCCTGCTGATTGTGCTACGAATATTGCTGTACTATCACCCATACCTAAATCCCAAGATACGAATGTTTTGCAAATATCATCACGAATTACACTATCGTTTATTTGGTTTTTAAACTCTAGATCGTTTATAAGGTTGCCGTAATATGCACCTTCGACTGGAGTGTGAAAGTTTACCTCGAACTCTTGTGAGTATTTATCTTCACCCATTTCTTTTAGTGCAGCATCTAACTCATCTTTATCTACTAATCCAGTTTCACTTGCTTTAAACTCTAATAAATTCCATCCATCTTTACCAAGTTTTGCTCTATCTCTTAGCGTTGCAAAATGGTTTCGGCCTTTAGGTGTACCTATAAACATTACAAAACCTTTTCTATCAGCAATAGCAGGTCTTATAATCTCACTAAATAGGCTTGGGTTTATCTGTGCATATTCGTCAATAACTACACCATCAAGGTATATGCCTCGAAGTGCATCAATGCTATCAGCACCATATAAACTAATTCTACGGCCTAAGAAGTCTGATCGTAACTCTGCTATGTTGTTTATAGCTTTTAGTGGCCTAGTAAATTCGGTTAGCATATCCCATGCAATTCTTTTAGCCTGACTGTATGTTGGAGATATAAGAGCAAATCTTGGATTCTTTAACTCACAATTTAATGCACTATGTATTAACTGATTGATAGCCCCAACTGTTTTACCCATTCTCCTATGAGCTACAACAACTGTAAACCTATTATCTCTTACAGACTTATGTATTAATCGTTGAGGTTCCCTTGGTATATATCCAGTATTAATCGCTGTCATTTATTCCAGTAATAACTTTAATCATTAATGGCTCATCACTATCACCAGATATTTTTGATTCTTGTGTTACTTTGCCTTCAGCCCGGTCTAAAACCTCTTTAATTGCAGCAACATCCCCATCTTTAGCTTTAGTAAGCAAAGCCATAATAATTTTGTTAGCTTCCTCACCATCGTTTTGCATTAACCTACGTTTTAAGGTGTTATTTAAAACTCTACTTTTACGAGATGAATGTTTATTGCCCTTATTAACTATAGAGGCTTTTTCTCTCGCTAAAGCTAATTGTTCGTTTTTATCCATAAGAGATTTCTCTGGATAAGTCTTTGTTTTTTAAAAGAATGCGAGTTAAAGTTTTTTTTGGAATAGCATCTAAAACAATTTTGATTGCTTTTATGTTTCCCTCACAAGCATCATCTATTATTTGTTTACAAAACCTACGAACTTCTTTTGGCCCTTGCTTAACTATGCGTGATTTATGTTTTAGAAAAGGTTTATTTCTATAATCAATGTTATTAGTAATACGAGCAATATGTCCTTTGTTATATACGTTGTACAAATTATTAATACCTATTTCTTGTATTAAAAATTCTTCTAACTCTAATGCTTGATTTTCAGATATATCCTTATCTATAATTTTTACAGTATGATTCTCATAATCTCTTTTTGTGTAAGCTCTATTGTTTTTACCTTTGCCTACATAAATAGGTTGATTATCTTTTATATGTATATATGTGTAGTATTCCATTGTTATGCAACTCCATTATGGGTCATTGCTCCGTTGTTAAAATCTTTTGTTAAATAAAAATTGCAATCCTTTATCGTTATCATCTTTAAATGCTTCAGCAGATAAGTTGCCACCAAACATATTACTTAACAATCCTTGTACACCATAACGTGTATTTTCTGGTGTTTGAGTTATGTTAGCATTAAAATTATTGCCTTGTAAGCCTAGTGATTTTATTAGCTCGTCATTTTCAGTTTCAGTTACGTTAGCATAAAGAGGCCCAGCATATGCATTTGCTGATTTACCATACTCATCTAACATAGCATTTATACCCATGTTACCCATGCCTGTTGACATACCAACCCTACGATTTATTCGGTTGTCTTGATTAAAAGGTTGATAGGAGCCACCTACTAACATATTAAAAAACATATTACCTAAATCAGTATTATTAACTACATTAGCAGACAAAGTAGGGTCAACTGTATTCATACCTAACTCTAACTCACCTCTGTTAGGGTACATGTCATAAATATTTAATTTTTTATATCGGTCCATTTTATTCCGTTAAAGTTTCTATAAGCATTTCGCTACTTGATTTTTTATCTGTAAATAAAGTAGTTGTATCGTAAACAGTTACGCTTCTATCTACAAATTGATAGTATTCGTTATGTATTAATAATGTGCATCCTTGTAAAAAGAAACACAAGATTATAATTTTTACCATTTCTTACAAGACCAATATCCAGCTGATAATTTGCTTTTTTTCTGGTCGCATTTGTGTCTAGCTCTAAAAGATTTTCTGTTTTTAGGTTGGTCTTTTTTTATAGTCATGTTGGCATCACCAAATCTTACTAATTTTACTGTATTGCCTTCTTTAGCTAGTACAGCAAACTTTTTTGTTTTAGTTCTGGCTCGTTTAGGTTTATTGTATCCAGAAAATTTTTCACCTCTGTAATCAATAGTCATTATGCTTTAGCTTTAGCTTTTGCTGTTTTTGACAGTTCACTAAAATGAAAAAGTTTTTCAGATGTTTTAGTATGGTTCTTATGACTATGCAAATCACCATTAGGCATTTTATGTGTATTGCCTTTCCATTCCATACCAGATCTAGTGTAATGTTTTACGCCTTTCATAATTTACCCTATCACTTTTAATCTAGTTTTAGCAGCTTGGGCAAATTGTTTGTCAGTAGGTCTACCCTTTTCACCTTTTTTTGCCATACGTTCTACTT